ACTAGTTCATTACCGAATGCACCAGTAACCATATCAACAATACTTGTTATTGTCATTACTGCGAAAGACATAAAACCAATTATTGATTTTTCATTATATTCATTTTTATCTTTAAATATTTCACTAAATCCCATTTTTTATCTCCTAATTATTTCTTATGTTTGATGGGTCTGGGTATAATAAATATACTACACCACTACCACTAACTCTTGATAAACCAATTTCATAAACTTCTTTTTCAGTAAATTCAGAAGCGGCTATTGTTTCTCCGTGTGGTGTTGTCAATACGGTATCACCGGCTCCACCTGAACCAGAAACGAAAAATCCACTAGCTCCTTTTTGAGAACCCGTTGCGTAAAAATCCTTAGCAGTTACTTTAACTAATTTACTAAATTTAGGTGTATAATCCATTTTTTATCCTTTAGAATTGTAAGATTGCGTAATCATATTTCAAAGTTAATGCAATCTCAACTGGTTCTGATGTTGCATAGTCCAATGTTCCAAAATTAGCAGCTTCAATGTAAGTTCCTTTTAAAGTCCATTCTTCAACAATGTCTCCAACTGGTCCTAATAAATTAAATGTAATGTCTCTTTTGTAAAAATCAGAATAACCTTGACGACCTGTTACTGACTCGTGATGTTCTCTAATCCACTCCATTACTGATTGTGCAGCTGATGGAACTACTGGGTCATATAAGGTGATTTCTAATGGTTGCCATGCACCTTTTCCTTTTACATATCTTTTTACATTAATGTGTTCTAATATTACTTCATCAAACTGAATAGAAGGTCTATTCATTGCTTTGATTGTGAAGGCTGGTATACCTTCGATATACATAATGAACCTATTTTGAGTCTTAGGTTCAAAAGGTGTAAACATTATTTCTGATGGGTCTAATAGTTCAGCCATTTAAAATCTCCGTATTTATATTCAATAATAAATATAACGAAATGAAAAAAATGATTAAATATATTTGATTATGTTTTGAAAGTTTTTTGAAAGTTTTTAGATTTAAAAAAAACCCCACTAAAAAGTGGGGCTTTTTTTCTGTCATTAACTATTATTCAGGGAAAGTAGCACCTGTTGGTTGAACTACAAAGTCTAATACGATAAACTCGGCTGTTCTTGTTGGTTGAATAAATATCTGTCCTATTAGACGATTTCTATCGATTTCGTCAGGAGTGTTATTTGTATCATCCATAACCACTCTAAATGCACTTAAACCACTATTTGACTGAACATCTTCTAAGAAAGGATTAACAACATTTAAGAAACGATTTCTTGTTGCTGTTGTGTTCTGTTCAAATACCAAGAAACGAGAAGTTGATGCGATAAATTTCTTCAACGCGATTAACAATCTTCTTACATTTACTCTGTCTAATGCACTTGGTTTTCCTTGTAATGTTTTCTGACCAAACACTACCACACCCTGTCCAGGGAAAGTAGCGATTGGGTTAACTCTATTTTCATACAACTTATCTCTTTCACTATGAGTTAGTCTAGTTTGTGCTTCAACAACATCTGCTAAACCACCACGATTTAGACCTGCTGGAGCGAACCATTCAAAGGCTACCTCGTCATTGAATGCAATGACACCAGGTAAAACAACTGAAGGTGGCACCCAAGTTGGTCTGTTTGTGTTTTCGTCTATGACTTTTACCCAAGGATAATAAGTTGCTACGAAGTTTGAATCTAATGCTTTCACATTGTCAATCACGGTAGTTACTGAATCATTGTATTTAGCAGCGTCAAGAACAAGGAAAGTATCCGCTCTATCTTCTACTTTATCAATTGCGTGATTAGTTACCGTCGAGTGAGTTCCGTGAATAACACCTGGTAATACCATCATATTGATGTCAAATTCGTCCGGATTAGATACTGCGTTAATAGCTCTTTTGAAAACTATTGAACCACTTTTACTTGAATTTGATAAATCAAATCCTTGTGTGTTGTCTCCAATATCTGTTCCGACAGCGTAGTGAACTGCTGGGTTTTGTCCATCAAATCCCCATTGGAAAGGAACTGAGAACTTTCTTTGTTCTATTGCTGAATTAGAAAGTGTTATCAATTCTGTTTGGTCTGCAAAG